CTGAGATCCGTGGTCGGGACGTTGTTGGACATGAGGATGTCAAACCCGGCAAGATTCAGGATCTTACCAGTGGCGATGCTCCCTTGTCCGCCGTAGTCCTTGTGGATCGCGCTGAAACCGTTGGTCTGGATACCCTGAACCAGGGCGTAGTAGTCGGCCGGCTTGAGGGCGACATACCGGGGAGCAGCGGGGACATTGTTCGCATCCCACGAGGCAGCAACGGAGAACAGTGCCTTCACAAAGGCATCGGCCTTGGTCGACAGAGTGGCAGAACCGAGGTTCGCATCGGTCACCACAGTACCGTTGGGTTGGGACACCAGACCGGAGGCACGAGCACCCAGGAGGATCTCCTGAAGAACGTGCTTGTCGAACTCCATGGCGAGGGCTCGGCCCAGTTCCTCGGCGTAGATCGAGCGGGTCTCATAGTGGGACATGGCTTCATCGATGTCAGCGATGAAGGTGCTGGCAATCAGGAGCCCATCAATAACGACAGTCTTCTCATCGGAACTGATTGCCGCAGGGGTGAGGTACGCACCGGGGGTGTGGAGGGCAGCAGTCGTGATACCGGTAGCGGGGAACTGTGCGGTGCGGCCGTGGGAAATCGTCTTGACGAAGTGCTTGTCAAGCGTGACATTGTTGGTTTCAAAGGTAGTCAGCACCTCACCAGCGAAAACCTTGATGGCCAAGCTGAGGTCTGACTTGAGAGGTCTACTCGGGTTGTCAACATTAGGGACAGCCATTGCAGCTTCCTTCTTTATTGGTGGGTTGATGTTTCGGGGTTGGTGTTACGGGGACGGTCTCACTCCAGCTTTTCCGCAAAGGTGTCCAGGTCAGCTTCACCCTCGGGTGAGCCTTAGTGGGCTTTGGTACTCAGATGCGGTGAGGTGGATCGCACCCAGCTTGGCCGAGCCGGGGGCGAAAAGGTTACATGAAGTTACTCTTGCGAATCTTATCCGCCACCATTTGTCTGAATGCCGGATCTACTTTGTATCGGGGGTCTTTCATGTCGAGGGTCATCTGACTCATAGAGATGTACCCACCACCCGTGGTACGTATGCCTGTAGGTTCAATCAGGTCTGAGGTGGAGCCTGTTGCCTTCTTGTACTTCGCGTAGAGTCCTTCAACAGCAAGCATCGTTTGACCGATGTCGGTCTTGTCTAAAGCGGTGTTGTACGCCTTGCGCTCAGCCTCGCTCAGGTTGACCGATGCCCATTGGATCATGGCGTCATACTCTGTTTCGCCGCCCACTGCCGCGAAGACTTGCTCATTGCGCTTCTCTGCCAGCGCCATTTGGCCCTGGATGTATGCGTCCACCAAAGGGCGGGGGAACCCCGCTTTGCCGAGCTTTTCATAGCTGGCCTCTGTAAGAGTACCTTTGTTCGTAACGAATTCCTGGGACAGCTCATCAAAGTCCAGACCGGACTCTTTCAGAACATCCCGAACTTCGTTCTCCGGGGGCGTAGCAGGGGGATCACCCTCCGGCGGCTGTGGTTCGCCGGGAGTTGCGGGCTGTGGTTCCGCTGGTTTCCCCATCTGTCTTTCCAGGGTCTTGTAGTAGGCTTCAAGCCCACCATCACCTTGCTGCTTTTTAATCAACTCAAGGATGGCCTTCTGAAGATCATCCTCGGTCTTGAACTTTCCCGCGATCAATGACCCCCCTTCCGGCGGAGTAGCCGGGGGCATTTCCTGGGGAGCTTGGATCGGCACATTGACTTGCATTGTTTCGCCCATATACTTCCTTTACGCTGGAGGTGGAGCTGGCGCGGCTGGTTGCTGAGCTTGAGCCACAGCGCCACCTGTGAGTTGACTGATTATATCGGGGGTGATCTGGCCGATAAGCTGCTGGAGAAGCTGCTGTTGTTGCTGCTGAGCAACCTTCTCCTCTGACATGATCAACCCTGTGGTATCCAGGCCGAGCCCCATCCCGCAACGATCCATGTAATCCCCAACGTCGAGCCGGGAAGCGATCACTTCCGGTCCAAGTGGGGAGATGAGCTGCATGAATGCTTCCAGCTTACGCAGATCGTGTCCGCGCCCCAGTGCATCCATTCCCGTGACAATGACGGGCTCAACGGTGTCTTGGGGAAGGTGAGGTAGTTCGCCCTTCCTTTGCATACGGGCCATCGTCCGCTTAATCAGCGGTTTCTGCAGTTCGATGCTGAGGAGTGAGTACACCCCTCCAAACGCATCCTCCAACTCTTGGGCCATGTACCGGATCTCCTCGGCGGTGACCCGTTCAGCGTCCCGCTGCACAGAGCTGTTCAAGAGGAAAGCGTGGCTGAGCCTTTCAATCATTTCAGATCGCGCTGTGTTGGCGACCTGTAGATCCGCATGTTTCTGGACCTGGAGGGCTTGCACATCTTCGGGGCGACCCACGACAAAGCCAAGGTTCGGTGTTTGTGCGAGGTCTCGCCAATCCGTCATACCGGCGGGATTCACTAGGAAGAGAACCTTTGCGGAAGCCGCCGAGCCCTCCACAATGGCTTCAGTGAGATCATTCAGACTCTTGAGATCCCCGTAGTTCTCATCCACGAGACCACGCCCGTAATGCTCACCGTCAGCATCAGACCAACGGAGGGCGATCCACGGGCAAGAATCCAGAGGAAAAGTAACGGGGTCTGTTACTGTTGCGCTTACCGGCGTCACGTCTTGTTTAACACTGGAGAACGTGACCTCCTGACTGACTTCCCATACAGTTCCCGCACGGACAACCCGAGTGAACAACTCAGCGATGTTCTCGATAGGTTGTTCTTGGGTTGTCGGCTGGGGGGCCAGCTTTTTGATGTGATCAGGGAGAACTTCAGGATCGACCTCTTCGCGGATGAGCATCTCCACCACATCACCCTTCGGGTCACGCCGTGTCACATACTGGTCAAGCCGGTACACCTTCATGGACCCGCTGTCCGGTATGTAGATGAGGGCGTTCCCTGTGGCGACCAGGAGGCGCAGAGCCCGATAGAGAGGTGCGCGAAAGCCTGATTTCTCTATGTGTCGAACCGTAGCTCTCTCCATGGCGGAAAGAGACTTCTCCAGCTTCGTGATGGCTGTTTCATCCCCAGCAGTCCGCAGTTCATCCTCAATCTTCTGTGAGACCACTAGCCGAAAGAAGGGAGAATTGGGAGGGAGCAGGGTCATGAGCAGTTTGGAGGAGAGGTTGTTCACCCCTCTTGCTCCAAGGCTCTGAAACGGTGTTTCCAGTTGGTCATTCTCAGACACACCATCAGGGGGCAGAAGAGCGGGTAGAGTCAGAGCCGCACAGGCTCTTTGGCGCTCCAGATGGCCCCTCCTTTTTGTGTCCAAGGTGTGCCACCTCTGTTTAAGGGTTTGAGCCATGAGGTACCTCCTTTGGTGTTAGTCCCTAACACGAGCGCAGCCCTCACGTGCTCACGCCAGACTGAGGGTTAGCAACAGTGCCAGGAGGAACCTGGAGTCGCTTGGTCCCGGTCCTCTTTGCTTCCCTCGGGTCTGACTTCTCTTTGAACTTCATCGGCTTCACCTCCGGGGGCGGAGGAGTGGGAGGGGGGACTTCGGGGATTTCAGGGGGTTCGGGAAATAGGCACATTTAAGGTTTCCTTTACTTGGCGGGATTGCTGGTTCTTCAAACTGAATACCAGCATGTCAACAATCTCCCGCTTCCCGGCATACCTGTGGATTTCCTCCAAGGATTGGCCGAGATCGGGACAACGGTGTGGGAACATTTCATCAAGCAGTTTGATCAACTCCTCAGAGAAAAGAGGGATTTCCATCATGGTGCTCTCCTTTTGACCTCATTGGGGCAACCTCAGTTACCGCTTGAGCCAACCTATCTGTTAGCAAATAGGTTAATTGGAGCTGTGTCCCTCAATGAGGTCGGTGATCATAGGGGGGGTTTGCCCGATTCTGCCAACAATTCCGCATACTAATTCAGCTCATTTTGAGCCTTTTTCGGCTCCCACAACTTCGGCTTCTTCGCCTGAAAGTCGTAGTCTTCAGCCCTCAGAATGCGGGCCATTCTTGCTTGGGTGAGGGCGTAGGACTCGTCCAGCCCCGCGTTGGCGTAGGTCTCCACGATGGCTTCCCACACCCGTGCCTCCCAATCTTCTCCTTCTTCGACTGCGTTGAGGATCTTCTTAGCCTTCGCTGGGCCAATCTGCGGGCAACCGGAGAACCCATCAGTGGGATCTCCCATGAGACACTGCATGTAAAACTTCCGATCCGCTTCCCTCGCCATGACAATCCGTGGGATCGAGTCCCGGTTCCAGTTGAAGTGTCTGCCGGGGATCTGTTCCAGGTCTTTGTCGATGGAGCAGATGGTGTACTGGCCGAGCTTGCCACGGGTTGAAATGATCCCCAAGGTGTCATCCGCTTCCAGCCCGTCCACCACCTTCGCCCCCAGCTCCAAGAGGTGATCTTTCAAAACTGTGTAGAGCACCGGCTTCACAACACCCTTACGATTGTGCTTGTAGGAAGGGAGAATCTCGTAGCGGAAGGGGTTGGGTCCACTCAAACAGTAGAGCAGCCGGGTGCAGCCTGTAGCTCTCATTATCTCTTGGACGAAGGCTTCCATTTCCGCGATGACGGTTCCAGCTTCCTGCACAATCGTGGTTGTGGTCTCTTCATCCCACTTGATCACCTCTTGACCTCGATGCCCAAACCGGTAGAGAAGCAGATCCCCATCAATTAGAGCTGTTGTTTGCTTCGCCATAGATCATCCAAGGTTGAAGGTCAGATAAGACTCTTTGCGGTTCAACAGGTTCACCACGCAGATGTACGGCTGTCCATCTTTTGCGAACCGGGGACCACAGGTCACAGCCACAAATGGTTCAAGCCCTCTCACACGGTAGCCGTGGATGGGCCAATCAAGTTCTCCTCTCCAGTTTCTCATCAGTCATCCCACATTTCTTCGGTGTCGTTATCATTGTCCAGCGGGTCGTAACCCCAAGGGTTAAGCTGGCAGACCACCGGCTCATCCGACTTCGGTGCCACACTGGAGAGATCCGAGCCGCACCCTTCGCACATGAAACCGGCGCACTCGATGCACCCCATGACAAAGCCACAGTAGGGACACTTCATCTTCATCCTCTGCCCTCCCACTTGGAGTAGGCAAACCCACCCTGGCTCAGATCCACACAAGAGGCACAGGGTTCACCCCCAAGCGACACCCGTGAGTACCGACAGGTGTCACAGTCCTTCCCTTCGGCAAAGATCCGGTCCCAGTGCGCCCGGTATTCTTCACTGGTGGTCTTCTGGCCGGGACAGAACAGGTTCTCACTCATTGTTCATCTCCTCCAAATACACTTCGATTATCCGGGTTAGATCCTCTACCTTCACGTTGCACCCTTCAGCCTTCATGATCTCAAACTCAAGGATGTCCGTCAGAAGGAGCGACAGTTGTTCAGGTGTTCCACCCAAGATCGACAGGACGTTCCCCATGAGCAGCTCCATGAGGGTCTCGTACCACTGCTCCACCTGTTTGTACTGATCCATGTGATGCTTCATCTTCTCCGGTCCCGACATGATCATGGCGGTGAAGCTGATCTGTGCCTTGAGCCACGTGAAGTCGAACCGGGCGAAGGCGGACAGTTTCCCAGGAAGGGTGTCCAATGAGACCACCTGTTGGGCAAATCGTGACATCTTCTCAATGACAAACTGCCAATCCACATCGAAGCCAAACCCGTTCTTCTTCAGGATCTCCATGGTCCGCTGGGACAGGGACCGCTTCATGGGTGCCACAAGATCCACCGGGTTGACACATGCCCGGTCCAGCAGATCAGCTATTTCTTTCGGGATTTCGATACTGTTTGACACTCAGCTTTTCCTTCCTGTTCGTTCAATGCGTCGATGATGTTCGACAAGGATTCGATGCGGGACCAGATTGCCCCACTGTAATTGTGAAAGAGCGGCCCAGCGAACACCGGGGAGATGTCC